ACCGCTCCGGTGGACTGGCTTAACGGCTGGTCCAAGGGAGGTCGAGGGAGCTTTCGTTCCCCAGCACGGGTTTCTACACCCGCGGCCACCCCCTAAAAGGGTGACCTCCATCCGAGCTTGATGTTGACGCGCTCGGGGCGTCCAGAATGCCTCAAGTGCTCCGTATCAACGCTCGCAACGTCGACTGAAAGAGGAGGAGAACTCTTATGGTCTAAAAGACCATAAGAGGGAACCTCTTCCTTCAAGAGACACTTGAGCAGGGCACCACTCCCCTCTAGAGGATCTAGAGGAGGTTTGGCACTCACATAGTAGCCCTTGACTAGAGGGCCATGAGTGTATGGGTCAAGTTTCTGGAATTGATAACCCAGAACTGACTCCCTGCCAAGCAATGGAGCGGATGGAGACACATTGGGGAAGTGATGAATCAACTTCCTCAAGTAAGTATCCATCCAGTCTGCAGATCTCCACAAACCAGCCCAGTAGAGCTGGTTACGTAGAGAAACTGCAGCGATTACTCCAGATGCATCCTGCCGTCGTGTGGGGAGCAACTGACGTATCTTGACAATACTAATGTCTTGACCGTCATAATACTCCCTACCGCAAGACTCTCTGAACCTTCCGGTCCAGAAAGACTTGCCGATGTTAACCCTATACCCAAAAGTATGGAGTTCATCGACAACGGACAGCACATAATCTCTGGGGACAATGAGATCATCCCCAAAGACACGCACCTGCTGGCAAAAGGATTCAATATCCTTGCCAGAAAGCGGGGCACTATGCTCCCTTTCTATCCCGAGAAAGATAATGGTCAGGAAGACCATCGCCTCCACCGGGAAGCAGAGAGCAGAACCCATCGACGCGAACTTGGCTAGGCGCAAAACGCCGTGGCCAGGTACGTCAGCCTTTCTAGACCTGGTTGCCTGAACAGCCCCCAGCAAAAGGGGATGTGAAGAAAACAGATCTAGTACATGCTGATTCGAAACACGGTCAGAAGCTTCACTCAAATCGAGTGTAGCAAGGTCCCCGCTGAGGGATCCTTCCATGGCCATTCTCCGATTAGGAGTTTGGTCATCGGTTCCGATCATGGATGAGAGGGGGTCAAACCTCTGAAATCCATCAACGATCAGTGTTTTGAGTGCCTGTTGCATATACTGCATGCAGGTTGGCTCAATAGCAATGATACGGGGTGTTTTGAGCGTCTTCGGGACGGTAATTACCCTAACGGGTAACTCGTCCTTGGGTTCGAGGAAGTCAAACCTGGCAGACCCAATATTATAACAATATTGAGTCGCACTTTCGCTATAAAAGCGAGGTGCACGTTCAGGCATAGAAATATGCCTGGATGTTGTCAGATAGTCTTCAGCCAGAAAAACTGACTGAAGTCTATTAGTCCAGGTTTGCTGATTATACTTAGCATTACTGCTAAGCCGATCAGCAACAGCGCCTGGGCCATGCTTCGGAATGAGAAGTTGACGGGACAGAATTTCTTCTGACCAATCAAACATCTCACCAAAAAGCATCTCCGACATTCTTCTAAAATTCTCTTTGTAAAGAGGATCAAGAATACTGTCAGAGAACTTGACTTCCTGCTCACATTGAACGAAGTCGGACATCGCTCGCCTCTCGCGTTCAGGCGTTACAACCTGATGAGTCTTACCATTACTGGAAAGCTCCGGGAGGGCTATCTTGCTAAACCCCAGCGTTAGCTGGCGTAAAGCATAGATTGCTTCGATGTCTGGTTCATTCAATAGTGCACCACTACATGGATCGAACACACGTCCAAGGAAACCTTGTAGAAATACAGGGAGACCATTAAGATGCCCACGCTTTCTTGCGAAAGCAGGAGCATCCGAAGGGACGACATGACCATGGTCAAGCCATTTTTGGATGACCTTTCCATAGTCTGCCAGGGTTATCGCAAGAAACGATAGCCCCTCGTGTTCAGTCCGCCTCGTGACAGTAGTTATGTCACGAGTGGTGCTAGTGCAACATCGCATGCCCAACTCATGGGACATGCAGGACCAGAGTGACGTCAGGCTTTTCATAGTCCCTCCTTATCAGAGGTGTACTATCCCTAGCTCTGTCGTCAAGCTCAGACAGCGACGAAAAACGGATAATACGGAAGTAGAAAGTAAAGAACCTTTCTACGCCGAACTACCCGTTTCATCGGAGCTGAGTTCACTACTTCCATGGTCCGATATTAAATATCGTATCAAGGAAGTCTACACTTACCAGGTAAATCGCATTGATTACGGCAATACAAATCACTAAGAATTTCTTAGTGAAGGTTGTATGGCCATGGTAATCAGTACGGCGCCTTCCAGGAGAGTTTTCTCTTCTCGAAGGGCGCAGTGGATCACGAGATTGGTCCCTTTCAGGGGTCCCGCCTCGAGAGCCACTATAATCCGGTGGCACGGTGATGTCAATTCGAAGCTGTGAAGTCCCAAAGGGACTTGATGGATAGGGATGTTCTCCCCGTCCAGCTCGTCCAATCAGGACTCACCGCCCAGAAGCTTGACAATCATCGCGTCCGAAGTTGAGGAATATAGGGTTTTGAAGCCCTTATAGACCTCCAAAGCCTCCGCAGCCGTGTAGCCAGCGGGGGGAACGTCAAAGACCATGTAATGTGACATGGAAACCTTAACGTTCTCCGCCGGCTTAAACGGATCCGGAGACAACTTCGAAGTGTCGACCCGTAGGCTTCTCCGTGTGCGCTTCCCATAGTCATGGGAGGCGGTCAGACGGATCAGCCCGTCACTGCTCAGGTACTCACTCTTGTCATCCCCCACGTCAACGCGGGGAAGGGCGAGTGTGGCACCCGAGATAGTGATTGAGAGCGGATCGGTGAATGACATGAGCATCACTCCTAGGAGCCCGGTTAGGCTCCCTATTGGCGTTGCAACGCAGACAAACATCTGCTACAGCTATCGGCTAGCGCCGAGAGCCGCAACAATGGCCTTCTGTCTATCAGATAAACTGGTAGACGTTATGCCGAAGCCATAAGGTGATGCCTTGATCCGTCGCTTCGTTTCAGAAACGAAGGTAACGGAAGGTGGACGTGCGCCCCCGGTTATACCGGAAGGGCCCACGAACGTATACGTATATGACTGAAACGTATGTTCCATCATATACCCATACAACAACACCTGATTGTCGATGGCCCAATTCGACCAATTGGCGATATTATCGCCAACGTTCGAAAACCAATCGACAAACCAGCTCCAGGGTGCAAGGTTCCAGAGAGTATCTGGCGTCAATGAGAGACCATAAAGTTTCTTGGCCTCAATAATGGTGCGAGCCATACTATTCCTCAGGCCATCAGCCGGAGGAACATAGTATGCAAACGCGCCACTAAACCATTGACGAACTTCGGACTTATGAGTCCGAAGAACCTTACCCTTGTTGATCATCGACCAATCATTAATGAAGCCGCCACTGATTGCAGTCCAAGGACTACAATCAGTACGTACTTCATCAATCATGATCGATGTCGACACCGGAAACTCATACGTACGGCGAACCATCTTACCAGAATTGCGAATGTAATTGTCAAGAATGACATCACTCGCAATTACCGCGTTAGCAAAGCTAACGAGGTCATTGATAAGTGGCTTCCATCCGAACTCATAGTTAAGGTACTCCCCAGCGACAGCCTTTCGGCGGTCACTATGGGACATACCTTTCAATGAGGTGAGAACCGAACCAAGGAGTTTGGGAATACCCTCTTTCCAAAGTTCGCCAATCACAACGGATAGATCAACCGTGGGATTCGAAGGTGCACACCTAGCAATAGCCTGAACACCCTTTGCCTCCAAATTACTTGGAGTCGTAAAGGGCGGGAAGGTCATTGAACTAGGGGGCATGGGAAGTATTGCCCCGGAATATTTACCGGAGAAATACCTACCATAGTCATCCCTAGCTTCACCAAAAGTGTTAATGTGATGCCCTGGAAAGGGCTCCACATACCACTTAGTAGTGGAGAAGGGACCACCCGTATCTCCTTGAAATCGTCCCTTACGGTGACGATTCCAAGACGGATGAGAAATTGAGTCAGTAACCTGACCCCCGTCGAGATAGGCTTCAGTGGAGCGTTCGGGAAAAGTTCTACGAACTTCTGTCCGATCTATGCCGTAATCTGAATTAACAGTACGGTCATAGTAAACTCCATCGAGCAGGCCCTCATATAGGATTTTCCTATAGCGAGAAGCCAACAGCCCTCCCTTCGGCCGGAAAGCAACATGGTCCTGTGAGGTTAATTCCTCACAATCTCATCATGATGATGAGGATGTTTGCACTGCGCCCTGGGCCCCTTCTCG